TGTTATAGCTGCAGTAATATCATAATCATCATCAACATCTTCAATTAATATAACTTTTACATATACGTTGAACTTTCCACCTTGTTCGTCTGCTTTTAATTTTAATCTAATTCTTCTACTATTGTATTCGCTTTCTAAGTACACTGTTGCAGTGTCACTTGAAACATATGCAAACACACCAGCATCAAGTATAGTTTCAAATGTTGGTGTAGCTGAATATAATATTCCAGTGTAGAATCCTTTGTTAATTCCACTTGTAGTAATTACATCATACACAGCATCTCCTACTACTTTACATGCTTCGGCTCCAATTCTAATACTATCAAACTGATCAAATATTTGTTGCCAAACTTGGTTACCAGTAGTACCACCTGCAGCCATACTTAATTCTAATGTTAGCTCACCGCCTGCATTAAAAAAGTATCTTGCTTCGTTGTAATTGTTAAATTCAAATTTATGAACTATTTCTAAATCCTGTGACCAGTCGCTAGTGCTAGTTGTTTGTAATACACTTGTGTTTAAGTTTAACCAATCAGTTTTATATTTGTTAGTGTTTAATGTTTCTATTTTAGTAGACACATCGTTGAACAATGTCTTAGTAATTAAACTACCTTGTATATCTACTGTTCGATTTGATAATGGATATAATCCATATGTTGGTGTTGCTGGGTTATCTTCTTTATGATATAATCCTGCGTTTACTTGAGCAATAAGTTGATCCATATCATCTATTGTTACTTTTGTGCCTTCAGTAACTGCACCAGTAGTTGGGTCTTTAAAAAATGCTTGTGGTGTAGGACTAATACTTGCAGCCGTTTGTCCCCATCCAAATCTTCTATCATCTGATCCTGTACTGTGGTTTGTATCAAACGTGTATCCTCCAATAACTGGATCATTCCAATACTCGTTATAATATATCACCAACTCATTTAAATGATCAGCTTCGATAAACTTGATGTTTGGATCAGTAATGTTTGGCTGTGGACCCATTTACTTTACTCCAACTATTACTTCTATTATGCCTGTGTTGTTTCCTGGTTTACTATCTAACGCTCTACCAACTACATGTCGCCAATTCAATTCATCTACATTATGTTCTGATTGACCGTGTCCTGGTACATTGCTACTAATAATTCTGTCGCCTCGTTTTATTGGGCCGGTTACCTTACACGGTACCCTTCCTAGTAATGCTACACCAACCACTACACCTTGTAACTTACTATTCATAAGTAATGCAGGATCTGTTGTAACCACACCAAACACACTTGGATCTTTTTCGTGTACTGTTTGTGTTACTTCTGTATCTAATGTGTCTTTGACCATCATTAGTGTGCCGGGTTCGTAGTTTTCATCACTTGTATAAAGCTCTGCCACGTCAGCGTATTTTGCCGATGTTGCTGTTCCATGAAACTGCATATTTTTTGATGCTACTGTAACTAAGTTGATACCAGCTTTAATAGTTGCTACGTTAGTTGCGTCAGTTGATACTGTGCCTAGGCCGTCATTTCTAAACCACTTATGTAATGGATCACTGTAATGAATTTGCCAATCTGTATCTTCTGAACTTGCTAGTGAGACTGGAGTTGAGTTTGCTCTTTGTACTAATACATTTCTAAATACAGGAACTAATTCGGTCCATGCACTATCTTTTACTGCTACTAAACCTGTTGATGGATCTAGTGTAAGCCAAGCCCCATCGTGTCGTACGTATAAAATTTCATCTGATGGTTTCCACCACAGTTGTCCTTCGATTGGATTTGCAGGTCCCTCTACTGTATCATCACTTGCAAAATTTTCTAATAAGTTTACAGAGTTCTGTGCAATAGTTTCACCATATCCAACATAGTACTTTCCTACTAATGCCAACGAAGTATCAGTTGTATTTAACCCATCATCGTTAATATCAAAGGCTCCACCATTTTTTACATTTATTGTTCCGTGTTTACTAATATTGTATGCCATATGTTATACTCCTGCTCTGATTCTTATTGTGTAAAGAATCTCTAATCGTCTGTTATTACTTTTTTGGATAGGGTGGAATATTAAATGAGTTAAGTATGTTCCCGACTCTGTCATTAAACCAATTTCATCAAACACAAAACTGTCTGGATCATCAAAGTCCGATGCGTTGTCTGTTATTGGTCCACTTGAGTCTGGTTCGTCATAATCTAATATAACTTTACATTCTAGGTCCGAGTATGGTTGATTACTTGAATCGTTTACAGTGAAGGTTACATCTTTTTGCAACGGTGTTACTGAAGCATCACCACCTATGCTTGTTGGACTAGGACTATATAATCCTGTACTAACTGCGCCAGATACCTTTGCATCCTTGTATGTAACGTTTCCGTTTACGTCTAATGTTGTACCACCATAACCAAATGCTAATTTGTCTATAGCAAATGTGGTATCGCCTTTCAGTGCATTTGCTACTGCATATGCAAAGTTTTGAAAGTTTATTGCGTTGTATTTGTCAAGTAGAACTTTGCCCGAATCAATATCTCTGATTAGAACGTGTCCTTCTACCTTAACGTTTGAGTTGTCGTTTAATGTTTTCATATTCCTATTCCTTATACACTATTTATGCATTTCATTAAATAGCATTATAATTCAATTCCCTTGCCAAACGTTTGCAACTCTTGTGCCTGTGTTGACCCTGGACTATTTAAAATTGTATCACTTGATTTATTATATTGATAATCGTTTGCATCTACAATACCTGTATATTCATTTACTGTTCCTACATCTCTATGAACTCTTTCTACTTGTTTTATATTTGCAAACGTAAGTTGTGTTTTGTCAACTTGTGTTATTGAATCTCCAACACTTGCTAGAACTTTAAATGTTCCTGCTAGTTCTCGTTTTGTAATTCCCAATGTAGTACTGTCTACTACACTATATTCTATTAGCTCACCGTTTACATAAGCAATACCAACATTATCAAATGCTGTTGTACTTGCTACAGTTATAGTTGTGCTATTCAATGTTAAAGGAGTAGTTGCAATAGTTGTTTCCTTTGCTTCTGTTAATGCGTAAGCACTAACAGTTCCATTAACATTGCGTATGTGTGCAAATGTTCTTGAAGTGCTTGCATGTGTACTACCCGAAGCATTTGTCTGAACATTTATTCTTAATAATTCTAGTGGTCTAACTTCTACTAAACTATTTCTGTTGTGTCCTTCATTTGTATAATTAAAATATGCTGGATCAACTTTTGGAGATAATTTTGCAACTACACTATCATTGTTTAGTGGAGCAGTAACAAATGTTATTACTTGTCCTGCAATGCTCCAACTATCTGTTGATTGCAGTATATTGTTTATTGTAATGTCTATTTCATATGTTACTCCTACATTAACATCTTGAGTTAATGTAAATGTATTTGCTGTTCCATCGCCTGTGAATGTTTGTGTTATAGGATTACTAATTTCTGTATTGCCAAACCCAATGCCACTAACAGTATCTGTACTAGCATGGTCTGTAGTGAACCCACCACCATCGTATGTTGTAGCAGCAGTTTCATTCCATTCTGATTCTCCTTGTATTGTTACTGAAGGATAACCAAACGCAGTATCAATATCAAATGGCTTCATAATTATTTTTGTAGTTGGAGATTCTGTTAACGTTAATCCAACTTCATCCATAGTAGTATTTCTCATAACCACAGTACTTGCTTTAGTATGGTAAGGTTTAATTTCTTGTATGTATCCTAGTACATTATTAATTTTGTTTCTTGTATATTTTCTAGTAACTGTATCAAGTGTATTAGTAAACTCTAATTTGATATATGTTGTTTTTCTAATCCAATTTGTTTGTTCAAACGTACTTAGTATGTAATGTATTACACTAAAGAAGAATGTATTCATTTTATCTGTGTTATATGAAACAAAGATGTCTTTGTGCAATGCTTCTATAATTATTTCCCAATATCCTGCAATATCTGCCGCATCATATAATCCCGAATCAAAGGACATAGAATCCCATCCACCAGTGGTAGTTAATAATTTTTCATCAAATGCTATTGTGCCATTTTTCTTAAACACAAGTTCCCAAAGATTTGTATCAGTGTTATATGCATATGTTTCACTTGTATTAAGTTGCAATGCATTATTAAATACTGTCATTTTAACTACATGATGATAATCTAAATCAATTGAATCTAAATCCGAATACGCAGTAATAAATCTTGTATGATTTAATGTACCCGAGTATGATGCAGATTTATAATCTGTATATTTCCATAAGTTAGATGGGAAATTGTGTGCAACAAGTGTATCGTCCCATTTACCTAAGTACTCGCCTATTAAGTTAATGTTCTTTAATAACATATTAATTGTAATGATTGCATTTCTTCTTGCGTCAGTTATATCATTGAACCAGCTTTGTCCAATAGATAAATCATCTCCGTACTTGTTAAATTTATGTAATGTCTGATATGGAATTTTATTTAAGTTTGCATCTCTGCCACCAAAGTTCATTTTCATTCCATTTATATAGTATTCAGGAATAGTATCACTGTCTTGTGCTATTACTGTCCACTCGTTATGAGATTTAAATTTGTCTCCAGCTTTATTAATTTGTAGCACAGTATTTTTATCTTCAACATAATAGTTAATATTGTCTATAATAAATTCTTTATCACTTATAACTGCAAACCAGCTAACGCCACTTCCAGTTGGGTCTTTGATAATATTTTCAACATCATATGCTGACAACGATCTCTCATCTGAGATAGTTGTTTTGTTTTTAACCCAGTAATAATAAACAGTATCATATGAAGAAGTTTGTGTATTCCACTCTTCAATTGTTGTATAATAATATTGTGTTTCTTTAGCTACTTGGTCGTATATAGAATATGCTACACCTGTAGCAACTGTACCAAATATCTCTTTGCCAAGTTTAACTGCTTCTGCATAATCATCTGGAGCAACATTTGATTTAATCCATTCCCATACTACTATTTCACTTCCAGGATACAACTGACCCCACAATGCAGATTTATAAAATGAGTCACCCTGGTCGTAATCGTAATATCTTACTTTACTTATATCCCACCATCGTGTTCCTACTTGCTCAGTACCCCACGCAGCATCTTTGTCTAATAATTGTGTAGTGTCTGTTGAGGTATTATAAATTGCGTTATCATTAAAATTATTATAGTCTATATTTTTCTGTGCAATACCTGGTAATATTTTTCTCATTGGGTCCCATACTTCTAACTGAACCTTAGCTTTGTTTTCTGCATGATTATAAATTACTATACTATCAATATCTTTATTTGTTGGCCTTTGTAGTGTCTGTCTTACTAATCCCTTACCTACTTCGCCTGTTTCTGTTAGTATCTTCCAATCATACACATACGTTCCTTGTACACCGTTTTTATCATTAACAAATAACATTGTATTAATTGGTAAGTTCCAATGTGCTGTTAGTGCTGCCTCATCTACTTGTGGTGTATTTAAAAATCTTGTTGTTACTAGAGGCATTACTGAAACTGCATTACCGCATGCTTCAATATATTCATCTATATAAAATACTTTATTAGTTGATCCTAATTTTGTTACTTTGTGTATACCATCAATGGTTGGTGTTGTAGTTGTGTTCAATAGCTGTACATAATCGCCAACACTTAACCCATGCGGTTCGTTTGTTGTAACCTCAGCATCATTTCCGTCCTTACTAGATCGCCCTGCACATATTCCACAGTCTGAACCATCGGAACTTTTAGTATATAATGGTGTATCTATTATTTGTGTAACTGTTCCTGTGCCCGATACTGTTGTACCAGTGGCTGTAAATCTAGTTAATACTGTATTAACAGATGCGCCTAGTGATGTAAAGTCTGTAGTCCCTACAGAACTGATTCTATAATCTTTGCCTATTACTAATGGAAGTGACAATCCTGTGTCAGGGTCTACATGTGCTACACTAGATTTACGTAATGTTGTTTGTAATACATTCCATCCATAAAATTTTGTTGTAACTGTTTCTCTCGATTCAATTTCAAAATCACTATCATCTGTTATTTGTATATTGTAAATTGCAGGATCTTCGCTATTAATTGAAGTAGTTCCAAACTGTGCTGGATTCCAAACGTTTGCAACATTAACATCACTTGACGTAATTGTTCCTGTTTGTAAACCTGCTATACCGTTAAAATCTGTGTCGCCCATTGCTAAACTAGAACCTGTTGATGTTATTCGGATTGCTTGCCCAAATACTGAAATTGTTACCTCAGTAATACCGTTATTAACAAGTTCGGTTGCTATAGCATTCTTGGCACCTGTTGCGTCCATTGTTGTAGGAGTAGATACTCCTACAGAAGTATATGTTCCTGGTGTAGCTGTATCACCGGGTAATCCCAAGTAAGTTAAAATATTAGTAGAGCCACCTAGCACTAAGGTTTTGTTGTTACTAGTGTTATTTGTTTTTGTAAGAACTAAATTTCCGCTACTTTCTGATGCAGTAATACTTACTAGGTTTGTAGCACTAGTGTTATTAATTTGTGTTACAACATCTGCTACTGTTAATGGCTGTGGTACTAAGGCGTTTGATGTTTCTTGTCCTTCTACTAAGTTACCAGTTGTTGGATATCCCAAATCTGCGTTGTCTGGATTGTCTTTTAATGTAATACTGTTTTCTGGATCTGCGTCTTGATATACAAATTCCATACTTTGTGTAACAATTCCATTAACAATAGAAGTTGTATTAACTGTTAAGCCAGATATATTATAAGCATCAATGTGACTCTTAATTTCACTAGCATTCATTGTTAATGGTGTGTGTGCTAAAGTAACAACAATATTAGATGTTCCTGTTCCTGGTGCAGATGTAAAAGTAACTATTTGTCCAGTCTGAGAATAGTCAGCTGGCTCGGCTTGAGCTACACCGTCTACATCAATACCGTTAATAAAAAATCCACCCGATGTTAATGCTTGGCTTATAGTAAATGATGTTGTAGTTGTGTCACCATCAAAGCTCTCAGTTATCTCGCCTGGAGTTGTATCAAAGTCTATTGGATATTCTGTATCAGTTGTAACTGTGTTGTTGTTAGCATCTAGTGTTGTGTTTCTAACAACAAAAGTAATATTTTTATTAGTAACTGGATTAAGTTCTGCTGGTCCACTGTCTGCAATTAGTCTTGCAGGACCTGTAACTGATGTAACATATTCGTCTTTGTCAAATATAATTGACTCTCCGTTTATTGTTAATGATTCTGAATCAGTAAATGCAGTAAAACTTGATCCTGTTGCTACTATGTCTGGGTATACTGTGACTTGATTTTGTAATTCAAATTCCGGCATCCCAGCAAGGTTAACCTTTGTTCCATATGGGAATGTTGGAGATGTTGTTAGTCCAGTTTCTTGTATAATATCTGTTACTTCTGTAAGCCCAGTAAAGTCAACACTACATTGCCATAGTTCGCCTTGGTATCTAACTTTATCACCTTTCTTATAACTTGTTGTATTATTCCACGTTGGTATATTTGCATATTCGGCTGTGCTATCAAACACGTCACTTAAATAACTTGAATTTAGTACTTGGTAGTCTGATTCATTTCTCAATAACTCACCACCAGTAAGTATGTCGTTATCTGCATAAGCATAATCAACTGTATCAAATGTAATTGATTTATTGTTGACAATTTTATTGTCTGTTGCTATAATTACATTAGCCTCTGTATTAGAAGTATTTAATGATATAGTTTGAGGAGATGAAATAATGTCACCTGACACAATTTCAATTTCAAGTGGGTCTTCAAAGTCGTCGTTGCCTAATGTAGACTGTCTAAACATGTATTCTTCAAATGCAGAAACTGTTGTTTCTCCGTTGTCGAGTATGTTGGATTTCCCCACATGTTCAACTGCACCACGTGTACCTTTTTCTTTTATTACACCCTGATGATAGTTAGTAAGTACGTTTTCGTTAATACCAAGGTTGCTAAGAAGTTGTCCTTCTGCATTTCCTATTGTTAAATCTTTTGCTTTTGAAAACGATTTGTTAAAATGGTCTACATCAGTTCTATATAAATTGTCAATACTTTCTACTGCACTATCAAAGTTTTGGACAATGTAATCGCCCATGATTAAATAGCCAGGAGCTTTCTTTTCACCTGTCCAGTTTTGAGTTCGTTGTCCAGTAACTAATAAACGCACTGGCCCATTATTCTTAGTGTCATCAAAAATAGTGACTCCAAGTTTTGTTTTGTTTTCAAAAATTATAATATGTTCATAATCTAAAATAGCACTAGTAATACTTCCAATAAAACTTTTGTCTTTTGTTTCAACTGAAACTGTTCCATCAATACGTTTAATACCTAAATCACTGTTTTCTATTTTCTTACCATTTTGTAATAAAATATTATTACTGTTATATTCTAATTGATTATATTCATACACATGCCCAGTGTCTGGTGTGAATGATATTTCTCTACCAATTTGTAAAATATATCCTTCACCCTCTTTGGCAGTTAATGCCCAACCAACAAAGTCAGTAGCAGAACTATCGCCATCGTATGTAAGTTTATATCCAGACGTTTCCATCCACTTCCAGTAACCACGTATAAAGTTATAAACATCTTGTAGCCTTTGAAATTCAGAATCGTATTCTACAACACTAGGTGTAGTTACAAATTTGTTATAACGTCTTACTGTTTGAGATGCAATATTTCGTGTAGTGTAATCTGTTGAACTTACTACATTTGGTTCATAGAATTTAAATTCTCTTGCATTATTACTAACACCTGCAACTGTGTATCCAGAAGATGTTTTTGTGATTGTCACTGTACTTGCGGCTACTAAATCTGTAGTAGCACCTTTATACATTTTAATATCAAAATCGTCATCTCCTAAAACAAAATCTCCTGTTAAACTAGTTTCAGAAGAAATATTTAATAAGTGTTTGTTACTGAATCCACTTAACTTAAATTGCAATTTAGTTGCTAAAGTATTATATAAATCATCTAACTCAACTCCAAAACTATTTCGAATCATATAGTTATATTGTGATTGTGATATTCCGTTTGCAACAAATGGGATAGATTTAAGTCTTGCATCTAAATCTATATTGGCTGCTAGTCCTGTTGTACCTACATATGAAATAATATGTTGACTAGTAAAACTTAAACCTCTGTCTGTCATACTCAGTGCTGTAATTTTGTTATCACTGTTTAATGAATATACTGCTTTACCAAATGTACTATAATCATCATCTAGCATTGTAAAGTATCCGTCACTTTCTAATGTAGTAGGTGAATTTTTAACTGTAATTGAATCAATAACACTGTCATATACTTTACCTGGAGTCTTATAATAACATATATTGTTTCCTGGCAACATATCATTGTATTGATTTATGTTGTGTATTCCTGTATTGTTTTTTCTAAATATACCTGGTTGGAAAAAATCTGTCCATGCTTTAGCAGGATGTAATTTTAATACACCATCTACCATTATTGATTGACCTATTGCAGTTGACCTCCAATTAAATTCAACTGGCCCCCAATCACCAAAGACAAACTCTTTTGCTTTTTCTATATCTGTTGGAATTCCCAAAACTAAATGAGGTAACTCTAACGTTCCTGTATCTGTAACAGGACACTTATTGGTAGTAGAGAACGGCCAATAATACCTTGCATATTTTACTGATTGTGTTACTGGTTTGCCTGGTTCAGATATAATACCTTTTTTTAATGCGTCTAATAATGCTGTTCTTTTAGCACCTGCTTTCCAACTATAATGTGTATCCCACCAAGTTGGCTTAAATGCATATCCTAGCATGTGCCAAGGAGTTATATGCGGTGTGCATGTTCCAAACAAATATGTATATGCACCTTTCCAATGTCCAGGCAATGAACTTAAAAATCCATCTGCAATTATTATACTACTGTAATTCCATGTAAACGGATCAGCAGCATCATAGTAATTGCTTAAAGTTAAACTTGTGACGTTATTTTCTGTTGCCCAATTTGAATAATATTTTTCTAAGTAATTGTTATAATCTGATAACGAATACCAAGTTGGTTTATGTTGACTTGGCAAATAATCAATATGTGATTTATATTTTTCTATTACAATATCATTATACATTTTATCTTGCTTAACTAGTCCAGCATATATGCGTTTTTCTATTTCATATATTACGGCACTAACAGGATCAAAGTTTGGTGCGTTTACGTTTAGTAGTTCACTGTTAGTTACATCAAATTGTGTACCATCATGTGTATATAAAATATTATCATTTACTTGTGGCTGTGTACCGTAACCTAGTCCAAGTTTTACCATACTAGGTGGAATAAAATAATCATCATCCATATCGATATAAAATACTTCTACTTGTGGTTGGGTTTTAAGACTATCAAATGCTGCATAGTCTAATGTAAGTGTAACAGTGTCACCAATAAAGGTATATTCAGTATCCTTAACTAATGATCTTCTTTGTTGTCCATCTTGCTTTGCAGTACCGCTTGCACCAGATTGTGATGTTCTATTAGTAGCTACAAATACAGTTCCTGCATTGTTATTAGCTGATCCAAGTAAAGTCCAATCTACGTTACCGGGTGTAACAATAGTATAAGTTTCTCCTGGTATTAAATTACTATATTCAGTAACTTCTTTAATAGCTTCAGTTAGATAAACATATACATGATCTCTTATATTTGTATCACCGTTAAATATGAATCTTGTTTGAAAAGTTTTAGAGAACTCAGAAATGTTGTCTTCTTCTAATATCCATTTTTGTGTATTTTCCATATCAATGGAAAGCATATTTGATTCTTTATATAATCCATGGTCTCTTTGATTTCTAGTTACTTCGTTAACTGCTTTGTTAGCCAAGTCTTGCACATTTAAAACTCCAGTTGTAGCATACACTCTTCTTGCTTGTGCTGCCACCCTTGTTCTAAATGCTATAAATTCTTTTGCTTGTTCGAGTAATGCGCCTGTAATACTTAACTCATTGTCTGCATATGTGATATCATGCATAATGCTAGTATCTTCGTGCATAAAGATTGTACCACCGTAACAAGAAGTACGTGGTATGCTTGCAAAATTATTTTCTCCATATGTCTTCCCATCAAATCCTGGAGTTGCGTTTAATTTACTTTTCCAGTGATCCATTGTTTCACTGATTGTAAATGTTGTAATAGCTTTATTTTCTGAGTTATGTTTATGCACATCTGGCATACTTGTGTTGTTTGTTTCATTTAATGAATCATTATTTCTCCAATATATATCAACTAGATCATCTGATGCAAATATACTTTTATCAATAGTAATACTAGTTGCAGTTGTTGTTATTTTAGAATATGCTATTGCTTCTCCATTAAGTGTAACATTGTAAAAACTATCATCCCATTTATCAGTTACAATAAACGATTGCAATACTGCTCCATTTACAAGAATACTAAAATGCTTATTGTTGCTCGCCGAGCTTGTTTGAATAGCTATGTTAGTGCCTGGTCTTGTGATTGTAATTTCTGGTATAGTATTAGTTTCAATATTTACACCATGTGACATAATTGTTATAGTTGAATCTGTTAGATCTTGAAATATAATTTGAGATGATGTTCCAACCTTGTATAATTCGTTTGGTTGCGATAATGCAAAATTTGATCCATCTTTGCTATTGATTGTAATAGCCGTTTTATCATTATCGTTGTGGATTATATATTCTTGTGTAGGGCGCCAGTTGTTATACCCAAGTGGAATAACTAAATCTGTATCTGTTGATTCTACGTTGTATTGTTTGTGTTCTAATGCGCCAGATAATTCTCCTGCTGGTACGTATACTGTTTTTAGTACATCAGCCTGTTTAAACAAATTATAGCCTTTTTGGTCTTTTGAAAATGTTCCTCTAGAGTTTTCTGCATTTGCATACGTAGTATAATAATTACTTGTGATTATAAAATTTTCAAATTCATATTCAGCACCCTTGGGTGAATCTTTATAACATAGTGCAAATCCTAATTCAGGATCATTTGCACCAGTTCCTTCTTTAAATCCAAATATTCTATCACCAACAAATCTTTTTCCATTAATACTTTCTAGTGGTGTGCCTTGTGTATTATAAAATCTATATAATGGATATTGATTAGTTTTTGTTTTTTGTTGTGCAAGTTCCAACTTACCACTTGTAAAATATCCATCTGCTTCAACCCATAAACTGTTTGTACTTTCAAGTACAGAGAATGTATCACCTTCAATTAATGAACTAGTTGATCCTCCTACTGTATGAATTAAATCATCAGTGTCGTCTATGTAAACATAAGTTTTGCCTGTAGTGGTTGGCTCGTTGCCAGTTGTTACTGCTTCATCAATTACACCCTTGTATTCTGCACCAGTAACATTCTCAGATTGATTCCATAAATGTAATCCTGGATTATATTCTATAATAGGCCTGTGTGCTCTTCTTTTAATATCTCTTATTTCACTAAAATCATAATATGGCATTAGTATTGCTAACTTGCTAATAGTACTTCTATTAACCCAATGGTTACTTCTGCTCCAAGCTGTTTGCGGTGGATCATTTTTAGCAATAGTAATATAATCTTTTAATGGCATCACTGGATGTCCACTATCATACATTAAATTGTTATTAGGTGTAATATAAGACCCAGTTACTTTTGCTTTTTCATCATCAGTGCCTTCGGTTAATACTACTTCTGGATTTGATGCTATTGTGTACTGAACAGAGTATGGCTCTACAAGGTCTGTTCCTGTTCCCCATCCTGTTGTAAATTTTATTAAAGTATATCCAGTAAGTGACTCAGAATGTGTATCTTTATCAGTAAATTTAAAACCATCAAACACAGGCAGTCTGTCAACATTTTGATTATATGCTTGTACAACTTCTGCTGGTGTTCTGCCCGCTACCCAATAAGCACTGTTTGTATTTGGTTCAACACGTAATACTGTATTGTTTACATATGTACCATCTGTGTTCTCGGAATGCTTGACTGTATTGTTGTATACTCTATTTCCACTTGCATCTAGGTATTCATATAACTTAAAATTGTTTATTGTGCCTGCTATAATAAATGTTTTATTTAATACATCTGTATGCCAACCTGCTCCTTTAAACTTAATAAGCATCTGGTTTTCAACTGTGAATTCATTGTTATCATCAAGTATAGTTGGCCATCCATTAATTTCTATATCTGTTATTGGATTCTTAATTGCTCCTGTCCATATACTTTCGTATATAGGTAATTCCTCTACCCAATGATAGTTTATATAATTTACAAACTTATCAAAATCAATTGGCGGACTATAACTATATCTACTAGACGAATATGCTGAATTATAATTATATGTACTAAAATTATTATCAATAGCATGTGCAATATCATCAAATGCCAGCATTTTAGTTATGTCTTTATTTTTATTATAAGAAACAATAGCAGGTGTTAATTCATTTTCAGTTCTAATATTTTTACGAAATTTAGGTTCTATATATGTGTCGGTTGCTTTTGCAACTAATCCATCTCTGCTTCCAACAAATCCATTAATATCTTCTAACGGTCCTTTTGAAACCATTTGATCCATTGTACTGTCTAACCAACTTTTGTTTAGTTCGGTTTGAAATACACTTGGTAAGAATTTACTAGTTTTTATATTGTTAACTGGATTTTGTCCTGATTTCTTTTTAGCCATTAGTATGTTCCTGCTTTAATATTTTCGTCTGTTATATTTGTAATAATATCTATATCATTAACATTTATATCTGGTATAATAAGTTCGTCTGTATTAGGTTTGTATTCAAACATATCTCCAAATACACTGCCCGAACTTTGAGGTACAATAACAAAACTACTTAACAGTCCTGGAAGTTGTTTATGTACGTAAGCTGCTAACTCTGTGAAGTAAAAAGTTTCACCAAAGTCCCAATTACTAGAATCAAAGAAATCATCTATTGCAGTAACTACTTTTGATTTTAAATCACTATCAGTAATAGTTGCACCAAATAATTTAATTATTCTAAATCTTGCTCTAAGATGTGGTTCAGCTAAACTACCAAATAGAGGTTTATATTTTACTGGTTTATATACAATAGTATCACTGATTGCTTTTTTATCTATTACACCACTAAATTGTGTGCCTAATTGATAACTTGTTGGTGGCAATGGTTCTTCTGCTACTGTACCCTTAAGATAATTTTTATATTGTGTGTCGTATGTTTTTGATAAAGCAAACACATCAATAATATTTGTAAAACTAGGATCAACTACTTGATTATCAGCTGCTATATGTTCCCATTCAAATTTTAAATTGTCTACTCCATTGTATCCATCTACTGTTGAAGAACCAATTACGTTTTTAAATACTTCTGGGTCATCTGGTCTGCTGTCAGCATTCCCATCTATTAGTGTTAATCTATAATTAGTTGAATCTGAATTCTCAAATCCATATACATAAAATTTACCTAATGATGTTAAAAAATCACCATCGGCTCCTACTAAACTAATTATATCTCGTTTTGCTTTTTTAGTATAAGTTCCTATTTCAACTTCGTTTTGAATATTTCCTAATTTAACTGAACTGCTTGTAAAGTTAAATCTTATTGTTCTCAAATAAATGTCGTATGTTGACCCAGTAAAATTAAAATGTGCTATCCAACTTAAATCGTTATCAGAAAAAGCTAAATCGTCAAACCTAGCACTCGGATCAAAAGGACTACTTGGAGAGCTATCAATTAACCATGCTCTGTTTTTAAAATCATATTTTAAAGAAAATGTTCTTTTTGATTTTATGTATGAAATAAGTAATGCTCTTTCATCGTTTGAGAAATTTCTCGACAACGCAGGGTATATAATTTCTATAGTACTTTGATCTGGAACAGTTGCGTCTAACACAATAGAACCCGTACCATCTGCACGTTTTCCTGTAGGTTCACCTGCGTTTGTTCCTGTACCTTCAATTCCTAGTCCATGAGAGAAAGTATCAATAACTTTTGCCCATATAAATGTATTGTCTTCTTTTCTAAATTTAATTAATGCTCCTGGTGTAAAATATTTCATATATCCAGATGCCGTGCTACCTACTCTAGTAACTGCACTTGGTGTTCCAGACAACAAGTATCCAGTTTTAATACCACTTGCAGTTGTACTAGGACTTTGCCAAGTATATGTTGAGTTAGAAAGCACGTTTGCATTACTGTCCATGTGACCTTCTGCATCTGCTAATGCATAAAATGAATCAGCAAAGTTTTTATAATATAAATTTACAAACTCATCATTGTGTAATAATTCTTTAACATATTTTTCGTAAGTTATTTCTGCTGTATCTGTTGATGCAGTTGATATCTGTACTAGATTATCTTTTGCAAGTAGTGTTGCATCATTGCTTGCCATATATAAGTTACTATATGTTCCTGTAGGATCATAAAACTTTGAGTACCTGCTGTGTCCACTAAATGTTCTATTAATACTTTTTATTTTAATGATACCACCGTTGGTAGTACCTAGCATAGTATTGTAGTCTTGGGCAGTAATCATTCTGTCTTGACTAGCATAATTTCTTGGAGCATTTTCTTTTATTTCGTCTATACTCTCATTTGAACTTGCAGTTGATACTGATTGTTTAAGTTGTAATTTAAATATGGCTGTGTATGTATTGCCATCATATCCTGTATAATTTACTTGTACTTTTTTACTTGGAATGTCGTCTGGTCTTAAAACATATGTACTGTTGACACTTGGTCTGTACCAAACTCTAACAACATCTTTTGGAATATTACCAAATGTATCATCAGGAAATAAAATTGATATTTGATTATCTTTTCTCGTCTTTACACTGAATATATTTCTTTCACCAGTTGAAAGGTTATTGTAAATTACATTACTGTTTACATCTGTTACTTTAGTCCAATGCTTTACAACATTTCCTGTATCGTTAATGTTTTGCACCCACACATCTGTTGTATTAATATTATCTACATCAACGTCTAATGAAGTACTGTTAATTGGTGTACTAATAGGAAAGTCTTGATATGCAAGTGTTCCTTGTTTAACTCCAAAGAAGAATCCTGTATTAACACTATTAATGCCTTTGCCATCTTGTTTGAAGTATATTCCAAAACTTCCTACTGGGTCAGGAGCCTTTTCCATAAATGTTCCATTCTGAGTGTCGTAGTCACTGCTTATAACATTAAATGATTTTGATGCTCCATTGACAGAACCGTTAATATCAAATTTGATTTGATTTGGTTCATTGTTTAGATCATAAAATTCTGTTTTTATATTGTTAACTACTACTGCTTTTTTTGGACTACCGTATTGATTACTATTTTGTAATACTGAATTTACAATGGTAATAAAATCATCTAAGTTGTTTACATTATTTGATATTTCGTATTTAATTTCATTTCCACCTAAACTAACTCCTGCACTACCAATAACTGGTTCGTTTGTTGTTACACTTGTTACTTTCATTTCACCGTACGCTGGCACATTACGTCTTGGCTGGTAGCCTAAAAATTCTGCTAACTTGTAAACACTCTCTTGTCTTTCTGCGGTACTTAAAAAATTGTTCCTCGCATTCATATCTACTCGATATGCTAAGTTGTGACCAAATTGTGCAACTACATCTAGTAGTGAAACAAATTCGGATGATTCTACCCAGTCATTGTAGTTTTCTGGATAATTGTTGCGTACATAGTCGACCATTGCAGTTCTAATAGTATCAAAGTCAAATGCTTGAAAGTTTGCATTGATATATGATTCGTATACAACTGTAAAGTCCTCTGCCGCAAATAGTTTATTTTGTCTTGATTTCTGTGCCATAATTAAAACTCTGCGTTTTCTGTAAATTCTCTGTCGAATTTAATCTGCAACTCTGTTGCAGTTTTTTCTGGTAAGTAAGTTAGTTTTACATTAACTGTTACCGAATGTGTATCGTGTTCAACTCTTATATCTGAATTGTTTACTTCAAACCTAGGATCATAACTTATTACTGTATTAACTTCTTCTTCAATAGCATCTTGTGTTTCATCATCTAGCGGTTCAAACACATATAATTCTAAGTCGCAACCAAATTCTGGGTCAGACCATTTCTCACCCTTACGGATTTTAAAATGATTCAGTAGGTCTTGTTTGGCTAATTCTAAGCCACTCAGACGGTTACTTGTATAGGGTTGATTAATAGTTGTGTATCCAAATATATTGCTCATACAACTATTTATGCAAAAGATTAACTAGGTAGATAATGGTTCTATAATTAGCTTATCTTCTTGCCAATGTATGTACTTTTGCCAAGCTGCATCGGGTATTGTGAGTGTATGATGCTGGTAAGCATAGTTTATTTGGTACCACGAAGGGTGTGTTGGTCGTTGCATAGGTAAAGGATATAAGCTATCACCTTTCTTTACATTGCATGGACCACATGCAGTAACACTATTTTCCCATGTTAGTCTTCCACCTTTCGACTTTGGAATAACATGATCAATTGTTAAGTCAGCATAAGCAAACCTATCGCCACAGTATTGGCAACAGTATTTGTCTCTGACATATAAATTTCTACGAGTGAATTTTGCTTTGGAGGGTTGTTTGT